GAATTATGTGTACGGCACAGGGCGGCAAGTGGAAGGATGACGTAAAAAATGTTATTAAGACTACTGGCCAGAAGATTGAAGGCAGCAATAAGCGTGATACCGTAATCATTCCTTGGGATAAGAGATTTGACAAGGAGCAGATCGACAAGGTTGCTGGATTCCGTCATTATATCGTTGATTTAGAGGATTATAACACTCGTAAGAATTTGCGCAATCTGGTGAAGGCATTCGAAGATGGCACTGTAACCGATGAAATGATTGAGGAATATGGTTATAGTACGGAAAATGAGGCAAAGGAAGCTCTCGAGAAGTCTAATAATCGTAGACATGTATTTATCAGTGCTTGGGATTTTGCAGAATTTATGGCCAAAGTAGTAGTTTTGGATAAAATCAAGGATAAGATTTTTAAGATTTCTGGAAATCAGGAAATCCAGTATAATAACGGAAAGTTTTATACTAATTATATGGTAAATAGAGTTGAGCTTGCATCTAATATGGAGCCTAATACCAATATGATTATTGATTTCTATTTTGCAGATGATTGTATTAATGAAAATGATGATATGGCCTATCTAAATGGATGGTCTACATATTATGATTCTGGTCTAAAGAAGAATGGATTCTATCCTGTTTCTGTAGCAATCCGAAATGAGAAGGATATCAAGCTTGCAAAGAAGAAGTTTGTTGTTGGAGAAAGCGAAATTGCTAATATTGGTCTTGCTGTAAATGTTATTGATGGAGCAGACAGAATGGAAATTACCATGGAAGACCTTGATGAGGAAACTCGTGAGGAAATTGATGCAGGATGGGTCACTTTTGAAGAGGTTGTTAGAGCCATGGGCGGAAACAAACTTGGTGAACGCATTACCGAACTTAGATTCTCTGGCCTAAATCCTCGTAAGAATAAGGTAGAAGACACTACATATAGTGCAGATGATATGATTCCTGCAATGAATATTGCGGATGATGAAGATGAAGATCTATAAGAAAGGAAATGATATAAATGGGTAAGTTTGGAAAGAAGAACGTTGTAAATTTAGATCCTTCTACTTATATTGTAGGACTACTTGGTGAAAGTGGTATTGGTAAGACAACCACAATGTATAAGACGTGTGATAAGCTGTTCGGAGAAGATGGCTATATCATTTTAGACTGTGGTAAGGAAGTAGGCACCACTTGTATTAATGGTGTAGTTGCAGAACCTATTGAAAATTATAAGAAGTTTATTGAAGTTACAGATGACATTATCAAGAATAAGGAAACTGATTATCCAGACCTAAAGGTTGTTGTTGGAGATACTCTTGATCAGTTGTTTGATCTTGCAGAGCCTTATATGGTAAAGCTGTATAATCAGGAGCATCTTGGAGAAAAGGATTTCCGTCCCGCCAAGACAATTAATGCAGTAGAGGGCGGCTTTATGAAGGGTCAAGATCGGCTAATCGAGATGCTACTTGATAGAATTTTCAAGCTACGTTCTGTTGGTGTTGGCTTCTGGTATACCGGTCATGTAAAGAATCGTTCTAACGATGATGTGTTTACTGGTGAAAGTTATGATATGTTAACTACTAGTATGTCTCAGCGTTATTTTAATGCAGTAAAGAATAAGACTCATATCCTGGGTATTGCATACATTGACCGTTCTGTTGAAGTAGAGGAATATGGCGAGGAAAATCCTATTACTAAGAAGAAGAAGACTCGCAACAAGGTAACTGCAGAAAATCGTAAGGTAAAGTTCCGTGACTCTGGTTATACAGCAGACAGTAAGAGTAGATTCGCTGACATTGCCGAGGAAATCACTCTTGATGTAGATGAGTTCATTAATGCTATTAATGATGCAATTGCTTCAGAGGCTGGAAAGAATTCAGATAAGCCTAAGAAGGCAAAGAAGGCTGCTCCTGTAAAGGAACCTGAGCCTGAGATTGAAGAAGAAGATATTGTTGAGGTAGAAGATTCTATTGATGAAGTTAATTCTTCTGATGATGAAGATATCTTTGCTGCAGACGAGGTGCCTTTTGACCTAGATGATGAAGAGCCATTCGATGAGGAAGCAGTAAAGGAACAGATTCGTAAGCTACATAGAACCGCAAGTCCTGAGACTAAGAAGTTAGTAAAGGAAATCCTTGGTGCAAAGCTAAACGAAGTACATGATAAGGAAACACTAAATAAAGCACTAGAGGCTCTGGCCTAATATATCAGGAGGGGCGTTTGCCCCTCCTATTTTTTTGTTTGGAGGTGTATTATGCAAGTAAAGTGCCGTTTATGTGGCAAGAAGATTGATAAAAAAGATGCATTTCAAGCACCTACTGGTGGCGGAAGATTTTATTATTGTAATGAGTCAGAAGCAAAGACAAAAGAGGAAGAAAAGCTAAAAAATGCAGAAGAAAAAAAGAAGATTTTAGAAGAAAATAAAAAAAATAAGAAGCATAAAATAGACCCTGTTTATGAAGAAATCGCAGATGTGTTTGGATACAGAATTCAAAATAGCGTTCTATTTAAAGAAATGAAACTTTGGCGTGGAATTTGTAATGATGCAAAAATTCTTGCTTATTTGCAGGAGAATAAGGGCTATATTAAAAATGCAGTTGAACGGCTAAATAGCAATGAATACGCACGCATCAGGTATGTGTCCGCCATATTAAAGAATAATTTAAAGGATTATCAGCAAAGCGTAACAGTAGAGCCTGTAAAAGTTAAAACTAATTTGGAAATGTATGAGCCTGTCATTTCCTCTAGAAAAAAAAGAAGAGGGTTAAATGCCCTTGAAGATGAGGTGTAATGATGGATTTTAATAAAAATAATTTTATAATTGGAATATGCGATAAGTATAATGAAGAACTTTTAAAAAAGAGAGTGGAAATCGAAGGAAATACTATTGGTTGTATCGCTGGTGATTTGCTTCTTTTAGATGATTCTATGTTAACATCTAAAGATTATATCACGAAAGATGGTAGATTTTTATTCTCTATGCTTAAAGGACTTAGAGACCGTGGATGTACCATTGTGGATGAGGTTACTTTGCTGACAAATACGACCGATGAAGTTAGAGAAAGGCTTGAACATATTGGAGGATGGAAGCAGCTACAATCCCTAATTGATATCTGTAATGTTAAGAATTTCGATGTATTTTTAGATGATTTGCGTAAGAGTAATATTTGCCTTAAGTTAAATGATAAGGGATTTAATTTACTTGATAAAATGACTTTAGATAATGGGAAAGAAGTAATTCCATATAAACTTTTTGAGAAATTTACTTCACAAGAAGTTTTAGATTTCTACGAGAGTCAGCTAAGTACACTCGGAACCGTGTCATCTAATAAAATCATTGATGAAGGCTATATCGATTTTGATGAAGAATTTATTAATGGACTAGAATCAGGTGAGGAAGTTGGTATATCTTTTGGTGATGCCGGTGTAGATATAAATGGAAATAAAATTTCTACGTTTCCATTCTTGTCAAATAATATTCTTGGCCTTAAAAGCGGAACATTATCTGCATTTGGAGCACATTCTGGCGTAGGAAAGACGACATTTATGATCGGCATTCTGATGTCATTGGTAGAAAAGGGAGAAAAAATTCTTATCGTTAGTAACGAAATGGGTCTAAGCGATTTTAAGCAAGGTTTCTTAATATGGATTCTTTATCGTTATTTTGATTATAAGAAACTGCCCAAGAAAAAGTTGGCCAGTGGTAATTTAAGCAGCGAAGATAAGGAAATGATCAAAAAGGCCAGAGAGTATTGGCGTAAGAATTATGCAAAGCAAATTAAAATGGTTGCATTATCTGATGCTGATTCAAGATTGACTTGTCGAATTATTAAAAAGCATATTCAGAGAGATGGAATTACCACCTTCTTGGTTGATACATTTAAGATTACAACATCTGGCGGTACTAATGATAATTTCTGGCTACAGCTTGTTGCTGATAGTAAGGATCTTGATGGAATTGCAAAGAGATATGATGTAATTGGATTAATGACTATCCAGTTGGCCATCAATACACTTGGAAGATTGTGGATGGACGCATTTTGCTTGAGCAACAGTAAGGCTGTTAAAGAGGTTCTATCTAATTTAATCTTATTTAGAAAGGTTTATCCAGATGAACTTGTGCAAGGAAGCCCTTATGATTTAAAGCCGTTTAGAAGTATAAAAAAGGGCGATGCTTGGACTGAGGAACCATATTTGCCAGACCCGACAAATGTGTATAGATGCTTATTTGTTGAAAAAAGTCGTAGAGGTATCGATTCAGGAGATTCAGGCGTAGCATATTTAGTACGTTATGACGGAGATCATTGCACGTTTTATGAAACCGCTAAATGTAGACCTACCCATAAAGTAATGAATGTATAATGGAGGCCAATATGAACAAATGGAAGATTGATGTTTCTCTTAAAAGCGGCCAAAATATTTCTGGTCTTTATACAGGGCCAGAAGAGAACTCATTTGATGTAGGAAAGCTTCTTCTTGAAGAAGATCCCAGTATAACAGTATTTACAATTTTATCATTAGACGAAATGGCACAGCTATTTATCATGAGAAATGAAGTTGCAGCAATGGGAATTAGCATTTTTGTAGAACCTATTGACAATAACGCAAATATTTGATAATATAACAATACAAAATTAACGAGAGGAGGGAACTTATCAAATGATTGCGGAATTAAAAAAACAACTAATTGAAAATCCAGAATCAATACGTTCCCTCCTTCAAGAATTTGGATTTGAGCATATAAATATTCGTGGCAACAATATGCGTTTTGCCAGAAACAGCAGTGGTGGACAAAATATAAACATTCGTTTAGACGATGAATATCTTGGAGTTACTGATTATGTTCATGGAGAAAAAACTGACATAATTTCATATATAATCAAAGAAAAAAATACGGATTTCAAATCAGTATTAGGGGCAATAAAACGTATTCTGAATTTATCAAATGAATGGGTTCCAAAAAGTAGTCGTTCAATATTTGGCGGAGCATATTCAAAAATTATACATAGGGAACAAGTGCAACAAAAAACTTACGAAGAAGATACGCTAAAAACATATCTGCAATTACCAAACGATAGATTTAGAATGGATAAAATAGATTTAAATACTCAGTCCAAGTGGAAGATCGGTTATGATGTGTCTACTGATAGAATAACTATACCTATACGCAATGAATTTGGACAATTAATAGGGATAAAGGGAAGACGGAATTATAATACAGATGATGAATATGATCCAAAATATTTATACTTGATTCCTTGCCGTATGTCTAATGTCCTATATGGATATAGCGAAAATTATAGCAATATGTATGGCAAAACTGTAATGATATTTGAAAGCGAGAAAAGCGTGCTACAATGCGCTTCTTATGGATATAACAATGCTGTTGCTCTTGGCAGTAATAATTTATCTGAACAGCAGGCTAAATTAATTCTACAATTAAATCCAGAGCATGTTATATTTATGCTTGATAATAATTTGCCTCTTGAAAATACAAAAAGGAATATCGATATGCTTCGCAGTGTATGCACAATGCGAAGTTTACATATAAGTTATTTTGATTGGGAAGAATGTTTGGATTTAGGAGAAAAGTGTAGCCCAAGCGATGATGGTAAGGAAACACTTGATGATATATTAAAATATTGCATTAAAGATGAATCTTGTTTGGAGGGCTATGATTTATAAATGGAAAAACTATGGAATATAAAGATTGATGGAAGAGGAATGGATACAGGAGAAATCATTGATGCCATATTAGAAAGTCGTGGGATTGATGATGTCAATTCATTTTTACTTCCAAAAGAAGATAATATATTACCACTAGAAGATTTGCGCAACATAGAAAAAGCTGCGCAAATTATTTTAGATGGAGTAGAAAATAATAAAACATTTTATGTGCATTACGATACTGACACTGATGGATGTACGGCAGGTAGTATTGCAGCTAGATATTTAGAATATTTAGGAGCCAATGTATACGTTGGTATTAACCATGGAAAGAAACATGGAATTGAGGAATTAGATCCGTATTGTATTGGTGGTGCAGATATTGTATGGATTGTCGACAGTATTCAGACTTCAATTGAGCCATACGAGGAATTATTGAATATGGGCATACAAATAATTATTACTGATCACCATCTAATTGCCCCAGAATTATGTGAAGAGATGGAAAATAGAGGCATTGTCCTTGTAAGTTCAGCTGTAGATTATGCAAATCCAGATTTGTCTGGTTCCGCAACTACATGGAAGCTATGCAAGATGATGGACTATTTAAATCTCGATGATTATGCAGATAGTTTGATTGATTTGGCAGCAACTGGACTTGTGGCAGATATGTGTTCTATGGCATCGATGGAAAATAGGGCAATTTGTCATAAGGCATTCGGTAATTTGCGTAATCCTGGCATTAAGAAAATTAATGGCAGTTATGCGTTTGTGGCTCGTAATATTAGTTTTGGAGTTGCTCCTAAGATTAATGCTGCAAACAGAGTTGATAATAATGAATTAGCAATGAATATATTCTTGTCTGATGATGAAGAGGAAATTGCCGAAATCGTAAAGGGACTTAATAATTGTAGGACGGAGCAAAATAAAATCGTAGACAAGATTATGCCAAGTCTACAAGAACAGGCAGAGAGTCAGTTAGATAACAAGGTAATGTTCTTTTTCATTCCAGATGATACAGAAGCCAGCGTAAGTGGTTTAATTGGCAATAAGTTGCTTGAGCAGTTCCAGAGACCTTTGTTTATTTTAAAAAAGCATGAAAATGAATATGCTGGCTCAATGAGAGCTGTAGGCGTTCGTAATTTCAAAGAGTATTGTGACAATACTGGAATTGGTACATGCGCAGGACATGAACTTGCTGCAGGCTTTAATGTTCCGATTGATAGATTCGAAGAATTTAAGGCATCAATTTTAGATGCATTAAAAGACGTGGAATTTGTTACGGAGACGAATGCGGATATTCAACTATCAACCGGCCAGGTAACAGGTGATTTAATTAAAAAGCTTAACGCATTAAACCGCATTAGTGGAACAGGATTTGAGCCAATTACTGTTATGATTGAAAGCGATGGCTATGAGATATCTTCAATGTCTAATGGCAAACACTTGAAGATTATTGATGATACTGGAATGATATTTGTTAAATGGAATTATAATGGCGATTGGGATTTTAATGGAAAGTTTTGCACCATTGGCACATTAGAGCGTGCGCACTATGGAAAATATGATTATTTGCAGCTAACTATTCAAGATTGGAAATGTATTGACAAAACAGAAAATTTATGATATTATACACAACACAAAATTAAAGTAGGTGATAATAAATGAGATATGTTAATTATCATAAACATACCATGTATTCTAATTTAAGAACATTGGATTGTGTAGTTAAACCTATTGACTACATTAAACGTGCAATTGAGTTGGGACATACGGAATATGTAACTACTGAACATGGATTTCAGGGTAATATTTATGAATCTTATACTCTTTGCCAAGAGCATGGACTAAAATGCATTTATGGTGTCGAAGCATATTATGTTGATGATGTTAATGACAGAACCAGTCGTACAAATTATCACCTAATGCTTGTGGCACTTACTGAAAATGCACGTAGAGAAATTAATAAGATTCTTTCTATTGCTAATACCGATGGATTTTATTATAAGCCAAGAATTGATTTAAAGATGCTTTTATCTTTAACTCCAGATGAAACTGTTGTAACTACTGCATGTGTGGCAGGCCGTATGTTTAAACCGGGGTGGGAAGAAAAATTCTTTAATCCAATATATAAACATTTTGGCAACAACTTTTTCTTAGAGGTACAATGCCATTCAGATAATAAACAAGTTGAATATAATAAGAAGATTATGGAACTGCACAGAAAAAGAGGTGTGCAGATTATTCATGCTAATGACTCTCATTATATTCTTCCAGAAGATGCAAAATATAGAGACTTATTTCTTAAAGCCAAAGGAATTATTTATGAAGAGGAAAGCGGATTTTGTTTAGATTATCCTGATTCCGATACTATTCTTGAAAGATATGCAAAGCAGGGAGTATTGACAAGAGAAGAGGCCCAAAGTGCATTAAATAATACATTAGTCATTGATAAAGCAGAAGGGATTACTATTGATAAGGAATTTAAGATTCCTAAAGTTGTTAAAGGTGATAGTAATACAGTGTTGAAGAAGTTAATCAATGAAGGTTGGAATAAGGAAAAGCATAATGTTCCTAGAGAAAAATGGTCTGAATATATTAAGCAGATTAAATATGAATATAAGATTATCGAAGACTGTGGAATGGCAGATTATTTTATCTTAGACCATTATGTTGTACAAAAGGCTGTTGAAGATTATGATGCTATTTTGACCAAATCAGGAAGAGGGTCTGCGGTATCTTTCTATGTTAATAAACTTCTTGGATTAACAGAAGTAGATCGTATTGCTGCGCCAATTACATTATATCCTACTAGATTCATGTCTGCTGAACGTATTTTGTCCAGTAGATCCTTGCCAGATATCGACCTAAATTTCGCAGACGTAGAGCCTGTAATTAGAGCAAGTAAAGATATTCTTGGCGAAGATGGCATTTATTACATGGTTGCATATAAACCGCTACAAGAATCTTCTGCGTTTAGACTATGGTGTAAGGCCAATGACTTACATATTTCTGAGTATGATGAAGTTGCAAAGAATTTGGATAATTATCTGGAGGATAAGAAGTGGAAGGATTTAATTGAAGGAAGCAAAGTGTTCAGAGGAGTAGTAGAAAGTGTTGCTCCAAGTCCATGTAGTTTCCTACTGTCTAATGACAAGATTTCAGAAATGGTTGGTTTAATTAAGGTTGGAGACGTTACATGTTGTTGCCTTGATGGCTATAATTGTGATGTATATAAGTTCTTAAAAAACGATTACCTAACTGTTTCTGTATATAAGATTATCCACGATGTTTATGAGTTAATTGGACAACCTATTGATAATATTAACGATTTGCTCAAAAAGTGTGATGACAAGGTATGGGATATTTATGCAAATGCACTAACTACCACAATCAACCAGTGCGATTCGGACTTTGATAAACAAATCTTAAAGAAGTATAAGCCTAAGAATTTGGCAGAGTTATCTGCTTATGTTGCGGCTATTCGACCCGGATTTGCATCATTGTTAAATAACTTTGTAGAAAGAAAACCTTATACTACAGGAGTTAAGGAGCTCGATGATATCTTAGAGGATTCCTTCCATTACCTAATTTATCAGGAATCTATTATGAAATACTTGGTATGGTTAGGCGTAGAGGAAAAGGGCACTTATGATATTATCAAGAAGATTGCCAAGAAGAAGTTTAAAGAAGAAGAGCTTAAGCAACTTAAATCTGAACTTCTTGCTGGATGGGTAAAAAATGTAGGCAAAGAAGAAGGATTTAATGAAACTTGGCAAGTCGTTGAAGATGCGGCGCATTATTCTTTTAATGCATCACATAGTTTATCCGTTGCCATTGATAGTCTATATGGGGCATACTTAAAGGCGCATTATCCATTGGAATATTATACTGTTGTATTAACAATGTATAGCGGAGATATGGATAGAACTTCAAACTTAATCGAAGAAATGCCTAAATTTGGTCTATCACTTAAAGATATCAAATTTAGACATTCTAAAGCAGAGTACAACTGCGATAAAACCGAAAATGTGATTTATAAAGGAGTATCATCTGTAAAATTTCTTAATGAAGATGTTTCTAATAAGTTATATGAAATGAAAGACCAAGAATTTAATTCATTCATAGAGTTATTGAAGGTATTCCCAGGGAATACAAAACAAAGAGATATTTTAATTAAGTTAGACTATTTTTCAGAGTTTGCGCCATCTGGTACATTGCTTAGGATTGCTTCAATTTATGATATGTATGCAGGTAAAAAGATCATAAAGAAAGATAAGATTAATGGTATACCAGTAGAACTCATTGAAAAATATAGTACACAGACTGAAAAACAATATAGATTAACTGACCCAGATGCGTTTTTAAGCGAACTATGTTCGATGATTCCTAATGTAGAAGCCCCAATTCAATCTCGTATCGAATGGCAATCTGAATATTTAGGCTATGTTTCATTGATGATGCCAGAAAAAAAGAATACTGGATATATTATGAAAATAGACACTAAGTATAGCCCTAAAGTTACAATGTATGAATTATCTACTGGCAAAACTTCAATTTATAAGGTGCAAAAGGCTATGTATCAGCGCAACCCATTTGACGTTGGTTGTGTAATTAAGTTCACCTCTGAGTCACGCAATAAGTCTCGTAAGGATGAAAATGGGCAGTGGATTAAATTATCAGAAACAGAACCTTGGATCACAAATTATCTAATTAATGTTGACATCTAATTAATTCAATGATAAAATCGCAAATGCACAGGAGGCTTTATATAGAATTCCCAAAACATACGCTAAGTCTCTTGTGCATTTTGCTATTGACAAAATAACCATATTGATATAAAATAATATCAAGAGGTGATAGCAAAGTGATATTATCAAATAGTGCAAAAGAAAATCGTTGCAAAGCATGGATGTTTATATTAGAATCAGCGCCTGTCAATTTACCAATTTCAGAAGAATTTAAAGAAATGGCAAATAAAGAGGTTAATGGTGAAATAGAGGCGCACCAAATGCTGGATTATGTAAAAGAATACATGACAAAAAATAAAGCTTAAAATTATAACCAGAGGATTTTAACTAAAATAAACAATTTTAATAGTAGTCCTTTGGTTATTTTGCACTATTGACAATACAAAATTATTGTGATAAGATATGAACACAATCAGAAAGGAGCAATTGTATGAGAACTTTTTCTATTGAGAGAGGAAACAATATTATCCATAATGTCTTTTTTGCAAACAAGGATTATGAGATGCCTCATGTCGCAGATATGAGTTTTGAAGAACTCACGAATTATGAAAATCTTTCCGATATTGTGGATGCAATGCTTGATGCTACGGATAATGCATTTGGCCCTGGTGCTGAAGATGTTTTTATTACTCTGGTAGACGAAGATGGATATTTTGTTTGGAGTATTAGCATCGAACAGTGTGACAGCGAATTTAGCTATAATCTAATTGATTGGAGCCAGTCTGACGATAAATTCTGTTATGGAGATGAGGACGATGATTGACTGTAAGAAAATTGCCTCACGGCATAAGTCTTACATTAAAGAATTACTCCAATCAATTGAATATGTTCCTACACTTGCCGTAATCCAGGTTGGCAATAATGCTGCTTCTAATTCATATATTAAGGGTAAGAAGTCTGACTGTGAAGAAGTTGGTATCAATTTCATACATTACAAGTTTGAAGAGGATTGCAAAGATAATGATATTTTAGACTTGATTGATCAGCTTAACCTAGATGAGAATATTAATGGTATAATTGTACAGATGCCTTTGCCAGAGCACATGGATAAGGAAAGGATTTTATGCTCTATTGCGGACGGGAAAGACGTAGATGGGTTTAAGCCCAATAGTAAATTTACGCCTTGCACCCCAATGGGTGTAATGACCATTCTGCAGGAAATTGGCATTGATGTAGACGGAGAAGTGTGCTGCGTCATTGGTCGAGGAGAAGTAGGTAGGCCAATGGTGAATTTGTTAGCACAGCATAATGCAACTGTAATTTGGTGCAATAGTCATACAAATAAATATCTGCTTGACAGAATGATTGATATTTCAAATATTATTATTAGTGCAACCGGTCAGGCCGGCTTAATTAAAAATGTGCCTAATTATAAAATAGTTATTGATGTTGGTATTTCTCGTGGGGAAGATGGCAAGCTGTATGGCGATGTAGATAAGTCTAACTATAGTGAAGACGCTTTAATTACTTCCGTACCTGGCGGTGTCGGACTAATGACAAGAGTTTCGCTATTAGAAAATGTAATTTGTGCCGCAAAAGGTATTGACAACACAAAATTATTGTGATATAATCAAGGGGAAATATGGATAAGACGATATTCAAAAAGGATAAAGATGAACTGCGGGAATATCTGCAGTTTAAGCGCAGAGGCTCTAAGGTTAAGGCTAAAAAGGGCAAAGGATCTTATTCCAGAAAAGAAAAACATAAGATAGAATCTTTTGATTAAAAACCTCTTGACAAATAGAAAATTTTATGTTATTATATATACAGTTCAAAATTAATGAAACGGAGATGCAAAAATGACGAAACTGCATATTGAAAATCGTATTGCAAAGCTTAATACAAATCCTGTAGAGAATGCAAAGCTAATTAAAAAGTGGGAGCGCATGCTCCGTCGAGTAACTAAGTCTGAAAATTAAAAGGAGCAATACAATGATTAAGTATTATGTTAATGAGGGTAAGCGACAGGTTATTGGAGTTCTTGATGGTACCAAGTATGATGTAGTAAATAAGATCGATAAGATTCTTGATGGAACCTCGTTTTGTTATATTAATGATAAGTGTCTGATGCCCGATTCTTTTAGAACTGTCGTAACGTGTGATCCTGCTGATGAGTTTGATGTAAAGACAGGCAAGGATAAGGTCAAGGAGCGAATTATGAATCGCTATTATAAGAGCTTTGACAAGCGTCTTGATATTTTTATTGACGACGTAAATTCTCTGTGGGGTCAGTTTTTCGAAGCATAAACCTCTTGACAAAGTAAAAATAATATGCTATAATTAC